AGATGGATTTAAATTATCTGATGAACATATATCCCAGACTTATGGGGTAATTCCAGATTCAGCGAGCAGATATAGTCCAGACTTCACAACAACTGTTGATTCAATTAGTCCAAAACAACAAAATACATTAGTGGACAAATTGAAGAATTTTGCTATAGGGGCGATTGGCGCAAAATTAGTTACAAAAATACCAAGTCTTTTAAGAAGACGATAAGGAGATAAAGATGGCTGAAGAAATTACAGAAGTTAAAGAAGTTAAAAAAGATGAAGACTGGATGCAGAAAAAGTGGCGTCCAGCTATGGGATGGATGTATATGATCGTGTGTTTCTTTGATATGGTTATCTTTCCAGTTTTATGGGCACTGATTCAAACTATCCAGCATCAACAATTGGTTCAATGGAATCCACTAACACTTCAAGGTGCTGGTTTATTCCATATCGCAATGGGTGCAGTATTAGGTATCGCAGCATTCGGAAGAACTCAAGAAAAACTTGCAGGAAGCGCAACAAATGCCCCAACTACCACACCAACAGCGTCAACCTTCCCAGTTGGCATGCCAACAACATCTAGCGTACCTGCGCCAGCATTCCCTGCTCCAAAACCATTCACTCCAGCAACAGCAGGGATTGATACGTTTGGTGCAGGATTTCCAGGCGATCCACCAACAAGAAACACTAGAAACGACTAATAAATATGAAAATTGATGATTCTTTGTCACAAGTCTTTGATATTCCTTCGATACCAAAGAATGAAATGATTGTTGCGGAAACAGGAGAAATAGTAACTCCATCAAATGAAAGAATTGAATCTGACTATGAAACAGCCAGAGATAATCTTCGTGAGTTACTTACTACAGGACAAAATGCTTTAATGCATGCATTGGAAGTAGCAAAATCTAGTGAACACCCACGTGCTTTTGAAGTCGTGGGTAATTTAATGAAACAATTAGCTGATGTTAACCAACAACTTATGGATATACATCAGCAAAAAGCCAAACTTGATGCACCTTCTAAATCAGAAACGAGTAAGAAGGTGACAAACAATGCTATCTTTGTAGGTAGCACAAGTGAGTTGAATAAGTTAATTAAGAATATGTCTAAAGGAGAATAATATGTCTTTACCAATGATGAGTACACCAACATATAATATGGTGGTTCCCTCAACTAATGAATCGATTAAATACCGCCCCTTTCTTATTAAAGAAGAAAAGGCTCTACTGATTGCCCAGCAAAGTGAAGATTTAGCTGTGATGGTAGATAGTCTGAAGGGTGTTATTGGATCTTGTGTGCTTGATAAGATTGATATCAATAAACTAGCAACATTTGATCTTGAGTATATGTTTACTCAGATTCGTGCTAAGTCTGTTGGAGAAATTATTGAAATTTTAGTCCCCTGTGATGTAGATCATGGCGAAGAAAACGACAAAGCCAAAGTTAAGATCAGTATTGATTTGACGAAACTAACAGTAGAAAAAGATCTAGACCACAATAAGAAAATTGAGTTATTTGGAGATGTTGGTGTTGTGATGAAATATCCAACAGTAGAAATGTCTAAGAAATTAGAAACTGCAGACACTGAAAATATCGATAATATCTTTAAGATTATCGCAAATTCAATAGATTATATCTATCAAGGCGATGAAATTTTTCATGGTCATGAACAAACAGAAAAAGAACTTTTAGCATTCGTTGAGAATTTAACTTCAGAACAGTTTCTGAAAGTACAAAAATTCTTTACTACAATGCCCAAGATTAAAAAAGATATTGAGTACACATGTCCTATTTGTAGTAAAGAACATAAGAAGACATTGGAGGGACTCCAAAGTTTTTTTTAATAAACCTTTGTCATGAGACATTGCACAATTATTATAAAATGAATTTTGCTTTAATGCAGTACCACAAGTACTCGCTTACGGAAATTGAGGAAATGATACCGTTTGAACGAGAAATATATGTGCATATGTTGATTCAGTATTTAGAAGAAGAAAAACGTAGATTAGAATCACAAAAGAGAGTAAGATAAAATGGCAAAGAGAACCAGCAACAGTTCGGTAAATTCTAGTATTAGACAACAGACAAGTACTACTACTGAGGGATTCTCACAAATTTTAGCAGTTCAATCTGCTACATTAGGTGAGCTGACTTCCATTAAACAACTAATGGAATTATCGAATAAGGTTCAATCTGCCACTGCTGCTAAACTTGGTGGAGGGCAGGCAAGTGATACTGCTATCCTCGCTAAAATTAGAGATACTCTATCTGATCAATTAAAAACTACGAAACGAATGGGGAAGTCTGACGAAGATTTCCAAAAGGAATGGGACAAAGAAGCCAAAGCAATATCTGAAATTGCTAAAGGTATGACAACCTTCAAAACACTTGGTGAAAAGATTCAAGATAAAAAAGACAACCTAAAACAATCTCTGTCTGTTAGTAATGTGAAACAGAAGGTAATGGGTGCGCTTAACATCGGTGGTGTATTCAACAAGAGTATGGAGAGAGAAAAGTTTATCGAAAAACAAAGAGCACTCGGTAATCCAGGAACACGTGAGCAGTTAAAGAAAGATTTTGAAGGTGCTCATAATGCTTCCAAAGAAATAAAGAAAAATGAAGCTGCTATAGAAAAGTTTAAATCAATTACTGGTCATAGTGATGATGAGATGGGTAAATCTAAAGCAGGTCGTGCTTTATTGGATAAACGACAAGCCCATGCAGATGAATATGCAAAGTACGATTATAGTACTGATGTGAAAAGTCCAACTCCAGTAAACAGAGCGATACTTAGTAATCTTGGGGATTCTTCTGCTGGACTAAAACCACCAACTGCTACTGCAGCTGCAGCAGATAAAGGTAAGACTGAAGAAACAGAATTAGAAAATAACCGAATGATGGGTTCTCAAACTGATCTTCTCGAAAAGATTGAAGAGAATACCAGAGGTGATGCTGCATCACAAAAAGCAAAGGTAGCATCTGGAGGAGAAGGTGGGGGTGGTGGTATAATGGCTGGTATCGGTGCTGGACTTAAAGCACTTGGTGGTGGCATCGCTGGACTAGGTAAGGGTATTGGCTCAGGCATACAAGGTTTACTAACTGGTATCGCTAGAGGTATTGGCTCATTTGGTAATGCAAAAGTTATTAAAGGTGCAGCAACTATGGTAGTGCTTGCTGGTGCTTTATACGTAACTGGAAAGGCACTTCAAGGGTTCAATGAAGTTGAATGGGAAAGTGTTGCTAAAGGAGGTCTTGCTTTATTAGGTCTCGCTGGTATTGCTATGTTACTTGGAAAATCTTCTGTTTCAATGCTAATCGGTAGTGCTGCATTAGTTATACTTGCTGGTGCTTTATGGATTACTGGTGATGCCATGGAGAAATTCCAAGGATTAGATTGGGAAACAATCGGTAAAGGATTGGCAGCAGTAGCAGGACTCGGTGTTATCGGTGCAATTGCTGGTACAGCAGCACCATTAATTATTGCTGGCGCAGTGGCATTAGGATTAATGGGTGGTGCACTATGGATTATCGGTGAAGCCATGCAGGCAGTCGGAAAGGGTTTTTCTGACATGACAGATGGTCTTGAACGAGTAGGAAAGATGGATGGTAGTAATCTACTCGATGTTGCCAAAGGTGTTGGTGCATTGGGTCTTGCCATGGCAGCATTCGGTGCTGGTCAGGCAGTTGCTGGTATCGGAAACTTAGTTGGTAGACTATTGACTATTGGTACTGATAGTCCTGTTGAACAATTGATTAAAATTGGTCAAAATGGTGAAGGTGTAATGAAAGCAGCAATGGGACTCGATAAGTTGAGTGGTGCTATGGTAGCATTCGGTAAAATTCCAAAGGGTGGAATGGATGCTGTCAACGACTTCCCATGGCTAAAAGCAACAGCATTCGTTGCAGCTGGTGGTGCCATGCAAGTAGATGGTACTAAAGTGGCCAATGCTTCTAAAATGAATGCAGATACTTCTGCAGAAGTTAAAGGACAAAATGCTAAGGGTGGTGGCACTGTCGCAGTAAATGCACCAGTAACAAACAACTCTAATGTAACACAAGTAACAAGACCAGCGATAAGAAATCCTGAGTCGTCAGCAAGTAGTTGGTTACGATCTAAATTCGCATAATAAAAAAGGGGACTTTCGTCCCCTTTCTTTTTGGTAAAAACTAATTAGTCTTCTTTAGCGATCTTCTGAAAATAAGACATAACATCTTCATCGTCATCCATCGACTTTGACACAGGTGCTGGTTTAGAAGCCATCTTTGGTGCAGATGCAACAGGACGATCTTCTTCTTCAGCCATTTGTGCAGCAGACTTACCAGCAAAAGAATCACCAGAAAGAACTGCATCTAGTTTCTTCTTCAACTCATCATAAGACTTGAAGTTGCTACGATCAGTAAACTCAGACAACTTGTACTGAGCATTAACGATACGAACCAAGTCTTCATCAGAAGCAGCAGGTGCTGGATCTGCAAAAGAAGATTCATCATAGTTTGCGTAGCCATCTTTCTTACGCATACGCAATTTGAAGTTAGAACCTTCCCACAAATCAAACACGTTTACTGGCTTTTCGTCTTCGAAAGTTGGACGAGCCTTGTCCATAATCTTATCAAAGATTTTCTTGCCAAATTTAAACAAGAATACTTTACCTTCATTCTCTGGGTGCTTTGGGTCAGACACAATGAGAATGTTGGCAATAAATGACAACTTACGTTTTTGTTTACGAGCGATTTCTTTGTTGGCTTCAGAACCAGAGTTCCAAAGAGTTGTGTTCAACTCACCAACAGGGTCATTCTCACCAAGAGTGGTTAGAGAATTTTCGATGTACCACTTTCCAGTTGGACCTTGGAAGCCATGCGAAAAGATTCGAACCCATGGGAGTTCATCACCTTCTACACGTGGTAGGAATCGGAAAGTTGCTGTGCCATTGCCAGCTTTGTCACCTTCGAGACGCCAGAAGCGATCGTCTGAATATGATTTCTTTTCGGTTTGGGGATTAGCAATCTTGTCGAATTCTCCAGAGATTTTTCCGAAGTCTTGATTGCGCATTTTGCGGAGTGTTTGAATGTCCATCGTATTTCCTTTGTATTAATATTACGGTTTATTTTTAGTATGGTCGATTTGTATTTTATCATCTAGTTCAATGTCGTCATCAAAGTCTTCATTGTTTAGATCATAATCTTCTTCAACATAACTATTTATCGTTCTCATACCACCAGTCTTTCGACCATTAGCATGTTTGGCAGGTTTCCCTGAACGACTACCAAAACTATCATCATCTGATTTCGATGATTTATAATATGTCTTGCCCATGATGTCAATGCTCGATTTCTTCCATGAAGTGACTAAAGATCTTTTCAGCCTTAATTCTATCGTATTTAACGAAGCCAGTCAACTTTTTAATTCTCAACAATTCTTGATTCCAAATATATTTGATAGATGTATTATCTTGCCATTTTGCAATTATTGGATAAAAATCATCTATAATCCTAAGAGTTTCTATCGATACCTTACCTCCAACAAACAACTCTAATGTAACTGGATATGCAGAATCAATAAAGTTGAAGATAGATGTTTGTGGTAACCTATTTACCTCAGTGTGTGTTAATATAGTCGCTAAGTCATCAATGAACCTCTGAGTGATTGACTGTTTTCGTTTAATCCATTCGACAAGATTTTCTTCTGCCTGTTGTCCTTCATATATAGCAGACTCATTACCATAAGCAAAGTTTGCAACAAAAAACTGAATAATTTCTCTGTCATCGTTGTACTTGTTAGCAAGTTTCTCGAATATATATCTATCATTTCTTGCAGTGAATGCTTCACGTGTACCCTTAACATTACCTCGATTTTCAAAGACGTTAAATTTCTCAGAGGTGAAGTGAAGTTTAATCGCTAGGTAATAACGATACGCTTTAAACCCATCCATCACACATCCAATTTTGCCTGTTTAGGGAGATAATTTAACTCTCTAAAATCCATTTCAATCTTATCCTTTAGAGATTTATTTATCAGAGATGCAACATCTGCTGGCTCCAAATAATTTTCTTTGCAGTACTCCAAGACAGCATCCATGTAAGACAATCTCTTATCACGAACAATTTCTTCAATATGCATTGAAAACTCATTTGCGGTTTTAAACATTGGCTTTTCTTTTAATGTGGTAGTCGGTGATTCGAAGTTCTCTGCAAAGATCATGGTATTCTTTCGTTTTTTGTTTATATAATTTCCAGATTGGAGTATTTGTTTTTTCAGGATCTAATTTTTTAGAAAATTTATCCAAGTACATCGTGAAAAATTTATCCAATTTCATAATCTCTAATTGCAGATCTCGATATTTAAAGTGTAAGTTAGCGAGTTCAAAGTCATTCATAATTATACCTTATTTATTATTGCAAGACAAGTTAAGCAAGTTACCACCATAGAATGCAACATCCATAACTAGGGCTTCATTATCAGACTCAAGTTTCTCGATTCGTTTCTTGAGAACATCAATTTGTTGCTCATAAATTTTTAATTGTTCACCCATTGCTAAGACTGCTTCAGTTTCTTGTTGTTGTAAAGTTTTCATTTTAACTCCAATTCGTCTTCTCGATTTTTGTTTAATAACCCATAAGGAAATATATTAAATGCCAGTGAATATCTTGTAATGTTGGATATATTTTCTGGCATCATATGATCCAAATTAGATGGAAATAAAATCAAATCACCCTTCTTTGGTTGATATTTCCAAGATGATGAATTAAATTCATTATATTGAAATTCTTCTTCAAAGGGAATTCCAATTACAACTGGATTACCCATTTCATTTATGTTAGATCCATTTTTATGAAAGATGATGGGACTAGTGTTTTCATCAACATCCAAATAGAATACTCCACTAAAAAAACTATTCGAATGATAGTGTTTTTGTCCAAAATTACTTGGTTCTAATTTAACTACCCAAGATGTTGTCAGTCTAAATTCAACTTCTTTATTAAGCCCAAGTACATCATAGAAAAACGTATTATAATTTTGTTCAATAATTGTTCTTAACGATTTTAATTCAGATTTATCTAGTATCTTTTTGGATATTGTATAACGACCAGATCGTTCTTTAGTATGAAATATTTCAAACTCATAGTTAGTCAGAATATCGAAGAGATCGTTATCATATTGAATATTATTAATATATATTGGAGTTGGGAATGCAGAGAACACTTTCATATCATCTCCTCATTGTAGCAATTTCAACTGCTTGTTCATCACTAAAAATTGGTATGGCATTTGATTTATGCATAGTACCAATACCCTTAATTAGAGATCCAGTATAGACTGGTGAGTCTTTTTTAGTGCATGGCGCACCACTGAATGGAAGACTCGGAATCTTAGGGGTCTCCCGACCAGCAGGTTTCCCGAGCGAGTATACTTCACTGAGTGATTGTTGTTTAGGTGCAATCGTCTTTGTGGAATACTTCTTTAACATGGTTTCCCATGACGACTGCAACTCTCGTTGTTTGGCAGTCGGTTTCTTCTTCTTAGATTTTCCAAGTGATGTATGTAAGAATTGCATAATATAATTATACCTCAAATAAAGTTGCGAGTCAAGCAGTAACTACAAAGCCAGTTGTATCCTTCTTGGCTTTACCTTTGGCTTTGAGACCAACAATAACACCCTTTGGATCTAAGAAACGAAGATCAGTCTCGTCACCATTGATAACTGGACGACCAAGATATGTTTCTGGTACTTTATGGAAAACAGCTGCAACATTCATGCCGTTTGATAGTGCAAGACGAACATCCATATCATTACCATCTGCTTTAGAGAAAGTCAGGTGATAGTTAGGAATGTGTGCAACTTTGCGATTGTTGATTTTGGTGTAGTCGTAGAATTGCACTTCTGGGAACATTTGGAAAATGTTTTTGCCATTACACACTTCATATTTCTCCCATGCGAGATCTGAAGTACCATTCAAACGAAAGACTGGAATGAGACCCTGTTTTTCTGCTTTGGTTTTTGTTTTGATAATCTCAACAGTCAACTCATTGAGGAATTCTTGACGATTTTCGAAGAATGCTTTGGTCTTACGAATTCGTGCTTGTTGAATGATGTTAGTGGATTCACCTTTCTTGAAGATGCCACCACGACCAGCAGTATTCAAACATGCAGATGTACAACCAGCTGTGCGCTTGGGGCAGACTTCTTTACCAGAAAGAGTTGCTGGAGCAAAGTGTAGAACAGAAGACAAGTAGCCTTTCTTCTCACCTTTGAGTAACTTTGGGTTGCCGACTGTAAGTAAACTCATACTGATTCTCCAATCAAAATGTTCCATCTGTTTTCAACAACCTGATGTACCAGTTCAACTGGAATTTCCAGTTTGAACGCAATTTCTTCGCAGGACATCCAGTTTTCTGGACCACGATGTGCATCTAACGCATCGTTTATTTCCATGTCTAACTCAGCCATTCGACTCATAATAAACCTTTCTTTTCACATTCACGATAAGATATATTATGCTCCAAAGGTCAATTAAAGACAACAACTTTCTGGAGAGAGGGGTAAGTTGTTGATTCTACAAGGAAAAATACCCCTCAAAAGATGAGGGGTATTGGCTAGAATCCTAAAGTGTTACTTTTTAGAACTAGATGTAGTGGAAGGTGAGTTATGTGAAGAAGAATAAACGATACAAATAGTATCGCTACTTTTGGCATACGCACAACGAACAGCTAATGGATCGATACCTTTAACGATAGCAGATTCAATATTTCTTTCAATAGATTTTGTTGTAACATATGAATCGTGACCAAGTGCACAAATCGCAGTCAAAATAGCAAGTGCAATAGAAATAATAAAAACATTATCTGACATAATAAGTTCCTTTAAAGAAGAAGGTGGTTTAATTTTTCCAAAAATTCCTGTTACCATGATCCATCATCCAATACAAGTTTTAATGATAGTGGTCCAGTAATTATATTAACATAATACAAACTTGGATCCATATCATCTGGTTTTTTGTAATCAAATGATAATCTCCAGTGATATGGATTTAATGTGACAGAAATCCATACACCAGAATACTTACAATAATTAAGAAAGTTCCTTAATATCATCGCAGAGTCCTAACTTTTTTGCTTCGATAGCACTGAGCCAAATATCCTGTGGTGGCAATAGCACTTCTCGAATTTTGGTTTCTGATAACCCAGTACATTTTTTATAATGGGAGATCATCTTCTTGGTGGTTAAATCAAACTCTTTCACAGTAGCGAACAATTCATGTTCTTTACCAAACGCACCCCAAGAATATTGATGCGAGAGTATTGATGTATTTGGTGTCAACAGGCGATGTCCTTTTGCGCCAGAAATAAAAATCATAAGTCCAGCAGAAGCAACTTGGCCAAGACCAATAGTTCTAACTGGAATTGACGAACCACGAATAGTATCAATTAATGCAAATGCTGCATTAAGATCACCACCTGGACTTGTAATAATTAAATTAAGTAATTCAGGTGGTTCTTCAGAGAAGTTGGCTTCGAATATCCACTCAACAGCAGTTTTAACGCTGGTAAGAGTAATCTCCTCCATCAGTAGCATGAAGGAATGTTTAGAAGATTGGTCTTCCTTTAGCTGAATATTCATTTTTTGCATCATCTTTTCTTTCACTTTCTTTATAAAAAATATGTCTGCCGATAACAGTTGTCTTTTCTAACTTCCATCTTGGATTGACGTAATCAGCATGATAAAATAATGCACCATACGTGATGTCTGTTAACTGTTCGTAGTTAGCATAGACATCAAGAGCAACTTCCATTGCTTTATTGTATACTTCATTTCTTTTGGCTTTCACGTTTTCACAGAACCAACTAAACTGACATGTTGATTTTACCCTTTGTTTGACTACAGAGCAAATATCTTTTGGATATCTTGGATCTTGTAAACGATTCATTGTAACAAGTGCAACGGCAAGTTTACCAGCATCTGGCTCATAACCTGCTTCATAATAAATGTTGTCTGCAAGACAACGCACTTGTTCTTGAGATTCTGGTGTTAACTGAGAATAGTTAATCTTT